CAATTGCTTGCGAGCCAGAAGGTGTAATACCTCTTCAGCTTGCATTCGATGCGTACGCTAAAGCCCGCTTGAGAAAACGCGGGATAGATCTGTCAGACCAGGGACGAAATCAGCAGCTGGCCAAAGAAGGTTCGATTAGTGGAAAACTCGCCACTATCGATTTATCGATGGCTAGTGACACGCTCTCGTATAACGCCGTCGCTCTATTAATCCCGAGCGATTGGTTTAAGTACTTGAGTAGTGTTAGGTCTCCTTGTTATCGTTTCGGTAGCAAGTTGTATTTGTATGCAAAGTTCTTTTTTATGGGGAATGGAGCTATGTTTGTATTAGAGACGCTGATCTTCGCTGCCGCAGCATATGCCGTTGGGAGCAAGAGGTTCTCGGTCTACGGTGATGATATCATTGTAGAAACCGAGTTCTTCGAGCCCCTTTCCGCGTTGCTGTGTGAGTTGGGATTCACTGTCAACCAAGAGAAGTCCTTTGCAACGGGTCCCTTCCGGGAGTCGTGCGGAGGTAACTTCTTTGATGGGGTTGATGTCACGCCATTTTATATCCGTAAGTGGGGGAAGCAGCTTTCGCTGACAGCCCACAACATTAACGGATTGGCGTCCATCGCTACCCCGGGGGGTTCTTTGTGGAATTACCTCCTATCGATGGCCAAACCTTTGGTCAAAGAGCGGAGGATACCACTTGTTCCCTTTAATGGTGACAGCATGAGCGGAATATGGATTCCTTCCAATACCGCTTATGGTCTCAACCTTATCCACTCTCGTCACCGCAGCTCCCAATGGATCCCTAGGTACAAAGCATTCGTAACTAGGTCCAAGGAAGATGTGGTTATTGACTACCGCACGTTATTTCTTTGGCACCATGGGAAGTTCGTCCATGCGCGTTCAGAGAGTGCGGCCAGTGTCCTGTATGACTGGCACTTGGAGAAGCTGAAAGGCAACTCCATCGATGCCAGTAGGTCACTGGGTCACTTGGTGGAAAGCAGTCGGGTACCAGTTGCAGGGCATAAGTACGCCCGCGGGTGGGTCCGTTGGAATCCTCCAACGGTAGCGACACCCCCTCACCTCTACTGGTGGGGGGACGAGCTGACCGCTTAAAAGCTGACAGTTCGAAGTCGGGGCATGGAGCC